GCAGCCGGAAGGCGTCGCGTGGGCTGTCAGCACATTTGGCGCCATCGGAGCCTATGCGGGCGCGATCGTCGGCATTGTCGGTGCACTGGCGATCAACGCCCTGATCCCGCCGCCAACGCCCAAGGGCTTGAGCGGTGCGGGCGGCGATCCGTTTCAGCAACTGCAGTCCATCACCGGCACCAGCAACCAGGCGAACCCCTACGGCGTGATTCCGTGCGTGGTGGGCACGATGCGGTTTTTCCCGCCGCACGCGGCGCTGCCGTACACGGAAATCAGCGGCGACGATCAGTACCTGCGCATGCTGCTGGATCTCGGCTACGGCGACCTGGATATCAGCGACATCCAGATCGGTGGCACCGACATCAGCACCTACGAGGATGTGCAGTACGAGGTCGCCACCACGCCCACGCTGTTCACGCAGGATATCTATGAGCTGGCCGTGGGCGTGACGCTGGCCAATAATGCCGACACCGCCACGCGCACCACGCAAACCGCCTCGCAGGAAATCTCGCTGGATATCGTGTTCGGCCAGGGGCTGTTCGCGATCGACAACAAGGGCAACACCGTCACGGGCACGGTGAATTTTACCGTGCAATACCGGCTGGTGGGCGCCACGCCGTGGACGGGCGTGGCCGGCGCGACGGGGCTGACGCTGACCGGCGGCCTCACCAGCACCGGCGGCGCCGGGGTAAAGGTAAGCTCCAGCGCGCGCAAGACGCTGCGCACCGGCATCCGCTGGCAGGTGCCCAGCGGCCAGTACGAGGTGATGGTGACGCGCGGCACCAGCGATTATTCCGGCGCCGCGGCGGCCAACCAGGTGGGCAGCGCGCAATGGAGCGTGCTGCGTTCGGTGAACCCGCAGGACCCCAGCAGCACCGGCACGCTGAAACTGGCGGTGCGCATCAAGGCCACCGACCAGCTGCAGGGCGTGGTGCAAAACCTGTCCGTGCTGGCGGAGCAGAAAATCCGCCGCTACGACACCGGCACCGGCACATGGCTGACGCCGGTGGCCTCGACCAACCCGGCATGGATCTACCACTGGCTGCTGACTGATTGCCCGGCGGTGATCCGCCGGCTGGCCGATGCGCGGGTGGATACGGCCGGCATTGCCGACTGGGCCGTGGAGTGCGACACCAAGGGGTACGCCATCGGCTTCGTGATGGACGGCGCCCGCGCGTTCGGCGATGTGCTGCGCGACGTGCTGGCCGGCGGCCGGGCCGCGTTCGGCATCCGCAACAGCCTGTACTCCTGCGTGCGCGACATCGAGCAGACCGTGCCGGTGCAGATGTTTACCCCGGCCAACTCATGGGGGTTCAGCTATGCGCGCGATTTCGCGGTGCTGCCGCATGCATTGCAGGTGAGCTTTACCAACCCGGAGGAAAACAACCAGCAGGACATGCGGGTGGTGTATGCCGATGGCTACAGCGCCGACGGCGCCGGCGGCACGCAGGTGGCCACGGTGTTCGAGGCGCTGGACCTGAAGATCGTGATCGACCCGGACGCGGTGTGGCGGCTGGCCCGTTACCACCTGGCCGTGATCTGGAACCGGCTCACCCAATACACGTTCCACGCCGACATCGAGGCGCTGGTGTGCGAGCGTGGCGACCTGGTGAGCGTGGCGCACGACATCACCGGCTGGGGCGTGGCCTGGGGGCGCGTGCGCGGCATCAGCGGATCCAGCGTGACGCTGGATGGCCCGGTGACGCTGGAGGCCGGCACCAGTTACAAGCTGCGCATCCGCAACGGTGATACCACGCAACCCGAGCAGACGATCACCAGCGCCGCCGGCGAGACCGCCGTGGTGACGTTATCCGCCGCCATCAGCGGCATGGCGGTCGGCGACTTGTATGAAATCGGCGAAGTAGGCCATGGCGTGGCCAGCCTGATCGTGCGGCAGATCGACCCGGGCGACGACCTGACCGCGTTGCTGACGTGCGTGGATGCCGCGGCCGCCGTCTGGACGGCGGATAGCGGCACGCCGCCGCCATTCGTGTCGACCATCGACGGCAAGTTCTGGTGCGAGGCGCCGGCACCGCCCGTGGTGCACATCTGGGCCGGCAACAGCGCACCGGATGATGCCGGCGTGATCCATGCGCGTACCGGCATCGGCGGCGGCGGCGGCGGCGGTGGCAGCGGCGGCACTGGCGGCAGCGGCGGCGGTGAAGGGAGCAGCAGCCCGAGCGGCGGCATCTACAGGCTGCCGGGAAGCAGTTTGCCGGGCTGGCAGCCGAATGGCACCGGCACCGGCCAGTGGGGCAGCTGATGGCTTACTCGGCAACCGACCATTACGAGGTGCGCTGGCGCGTCAAGGGCTCCGGCGAGACATGGAGCCAGCCGTTTACCGTCGCACCTTTGGCCGAGGTGGTGGTGGAGGGACTCGACCGCACGAAAGCCTATGACTTCGAAGTGCGCTCGGTGTCGGCGTGCGGTGCCAAGTCCGTCTGGGTATCCAGCGATTACACCGTGCCCGGTGCACCGTTGCCGACCTCCATCGACACGCTCACGGCGCAATCGCTCGCCGATGGCGTGCACCTGGGCTGGACCAGCATCGCGATACCGGCCGCGGGCGTGGAATCGTCCATCGAGCGATCCGCCGACGGCACCACCGGATGGGCGGAGCGCGCCCGTGTGCGCAGCACGGCCTACACCGACCCGGAGCCCACCGGCACCACCTGGTATTACCGCGTGCGCTACATCGACTACGCGGGCCAGACGGGCGCCTACAGCCCCGTGGCGAGCAGCGCGGGCGTGGATGTCAGCACCATCGGCACGAATGCCGCGAACGCGCTGGCCGACGCCGCGGCGGCGCAAGCCGATGCGAACTCCGCGCTACTCGAGCTCGGCAACATCGCCAACGACAATCTGTTATCGCAGGGCGAAAAGCCGGTGGTGATCCGCGACAACGACGTGATCCTGGCCGAGCAGCCCGGCATCGACGCGCAAGCCAGCGCCTATAGCATCACCACGGAAAAAACCGCTTACGACAGTGCGGTGAGCGCGCTGACCGCCTACCTCGCCACGCTCACCACGCCGAAGCTATGGAGCGACCTGACGGGCGACACGACGATCGTCGGCGCGACGTTCCGCAGCAACTTCGCTAATGTATATACGACGCGGCAGACATTGCTTAATGCGATTTATGCGGCGGCGAAGGCGAAGGCCGATGCAGCGCAGGCGACAGCAAATACCGCCACCGGCCAAGTCACCCAACTCCCCGTCATCAACGGCGGCTTCGACATCTTGCCAGTCGGCTACGGCTGGACGCCCGACAGTGGCACGGGCTGGATCACTGACACCGGCAGCAACTCGCCGGGCGTGCAGCCGAACTGCGCGCGGCATACCGGCACCAGCTCACCAACTACGGGCGCCTATCGCAATAACGGACTGGCACCGTGCCAGCCGGGCCAGACGTACAAGGTGCAGGCACTCATCAAGGCGGTCAGCGCCAATGGCATCTGTTATGTCTACATCTCGTGGTGCAACGCTGGCGGCGGCGAGATCGGCACTACCATCGGCAACAGCGTCACCGGTACGGCAACAGCAGGCTCCTATGCCGTTGGTGTTGCACCCGCCGGCACGGTGTTCGCGCGCACCTGCCTCGGATATTCAGGCCAGACGACTGGCGATTATTTCATCGACAACGTGGTCTGCACGCAATTCCCCGACAGCATCGACCAGGTGCAGGACGGACCGAACTATTCCAAGACGTTAGGGGCGCGCGTCAATGCCGGCAACCCGCTGATCGACTTCGCCGCCGGCATCCACCTCAACAAGAACATCGACAACATCGGAGACGGAACGACCTACTTCCGACAAGCTGGCACCGGCCGTGGCGTGAACATCATGCCGGCGGACTGGTCATTGTTTCTCGGGAGCAGCGCACCGGTATCGGCCTTCGCGCCGAATCTCACGCTATCGCAGGACGCTACCCCGGCCAACCTTCTGGGCGTCGCAACATGCCTGAAGATACTCACTTCCGCGACAGCGCCGTCAGTGATTTATCTCGGGCGAACTGGTCAGTTCATGACCGTCAAGCCGAACTCCAAATGGATCGTACAGCTCGGTGTCCGGTGCAACGTGGCAGGTATGCAGGCCAGCATCCAGATGGTAAATGCGGCGGATGCGATCCTTGCGAGCACCAGCCTGTTGACTTTCCCCAACTCTCCAGCGGGCATGATTTCAGGCGTGCTCGATGCAAGTACCAGTGCAGATACCTCCGCGCGGCTGCGCCTGGTGTTCTCGGGCACCTACGCTACGGGAACGCAGATTTATATCAGCTACATCGGCCTTGAAGAACAGAACGGCGCCAACACCGTCCCGAGCGCTTTCAGCCCGCCAAGCGCGAGGACATTGGATGAGCAGGTCGATGGATCTACGTATGGCCGGCCCGTGCAATCGCGACTTAACAACGGCGTGCCGTTCATCGACTTTAGCGCCGGCATCCACCTCAACAAGAACATCGACAACATCGGAGACGGAACGACCTACAACCGCGTGAATGCC